AACCTAAATCCCTAACGTGGTGGGCTTCATTCGCGCCGCTCATTGCGGGCCTTGTGGTGGCCTTTGAGCCGCTTCATGGGTGGTTGGCGGTTACGGACACGATTAACGCGCTGACGGGCGGGGTTTCCCCCTCTCTGCTGATTAACGCGGGCCTGTTCGACAACGCAATCTCCTAAACAACGGCGGGGCGGCTTAGGTCGCCCCACTACTTACATCAAAGGAAAATGATATGACCAAGACACTTCATAACTCGACCGTATCTGGCGCACGCCAGAACGTGAAAGACATTAAGGTAGTTGGTAATGGAGATCTATTCCGCCTGCTTTGTAAAGCATCAAGCGAGGCCGAAGGTTGGATGAAATCGACCAAGGCCATGGAAACCCCGATGGGCTGCGTTGTGCAAGTCACTACTCAGCAAAAGGGTATCGACGGGGCCTATGCCGTTGCGGAGGCCCTGACGTTTGTGCCGGGGGCCGTGATTGTCGATGATGAAAACTCAGGCCGTAAGCTAGTAGCTAAAGCATGAAGTACAAAGTAACAGTCAATGGAATGTTTGTTGAGGGTACGCTGTACCGCTTGGGCGAGGTGTTTGAACTAAGCGAAGAAAACGCGGCTATCCTGCGCAACAGATCACCACACTTGAAATTTGAGGGACCAGATGAGCAAGATAGCCGAATCAACAACGTTCGACCCGACGACGGGCAAGATTCTGATCAAGCAGACGCACGACTACAATCCAGTGCTGGAAAAAGCCAAAGCCCTAAAAAGCGCGGGACTCGACGGGGCAAGTGATAACAAGCTCGTGGGCCTTGTGCCTATGAAGATGTTTTACGAGTGGGCGAAGAAGTGGGGCGTAGATCACACTGACAGCCACGCCATGCAGGAAGTCGTCGCCAAAGAAATGATGAGTGCAGACAACGCCAATCTCAGGGTGTGGGATGGCAAATTCTAAGGACAATGCACCGATGGAACTAATTTCGGACTATTGGGCGATTGTAGCGGCTGCACTAGGCGCGGTCGTGTGGCTTGTTAGGCTTGAGGCTCGTGGCCTTTCCAACACCGCCGAAATTAAACGTCTTTGGACACAGCGCAAAGAAGACCTGCAATCAGCCAAGGATAGCCGTGACCGCACAGACAAGCGTCTAGACGAGATTGGCCAAGACATCAAAACACTTTTGAGGGGGCTTGATAAATGAGAAAGATAACCGGAATTATTGTTCACTGCACCGCCACCCGCGCCGATTGGTGGAAGGGCAAAAGCCTTGCCAAGAAAATTGCAGAGGTGCGGCGCTGGCACGTTGAGGACCGTGGGTGGTCTGACATCGGGTATCACTACCTAATCGACCGCGACGGCAAGATTGGCCTTGGCCGACCTGTTGAGCGCAACGGTGCGCACGTTCGCGGCCACAACACTGGCACAATCGGCGTGTCGCTGTTTGGCGGTCACGGATCAAACGAAAAAGATGCGTTCGCGGACAACTTTACACCACAGCAAGATGCGGCACTGCGCCGATTGATCGGCAACTTGCGGGCTGACTATGGGCCTGTGCAAGTGACAGGGCATAACGAATACGCAGCAAAGGCGTGTCCTGGCTTTATGGTTGCGCCTTGGCTTGCGTCGGTTCTGACGCCACCACCCGCGACAGAGATTGAACCGCAGCCAAGCCCGTTCGCTGCCTTCTTTGCAGCAATCGCTGCACTATTTGGAGGACAGAAATGAAAAAGTATTTCAAACCTAAATCCCTAACGTGGTGGGCGTCATTCGCGCCGCTTATTGCGGGCCTTGTGGTGGCCTTTGAGCCGCTTCATGGGTGGTTGGCGGTTACGGACACGATTAACGCGCTGACGGGCGGGGTTTCCCCCTCTCTGCTGATTAACGCGGGCCTAGTTGGCATCGGCGTGCGGGGCGCAATGAAATGATTGACCTACTGACCAACATTCCAGCCCTTCTAAGCGCCATAGTTGGCATTGCGGTCCTGTTCTGGGGCAACGGTAAGCTACAGCGCCACAAGGGCCGCAAAGAGGGCAAGCAGGCCGTCAGTGACGCGCTAGACGAGGCATACAATGACACAACCAAAGAGGTTCGCGATGCACAGACTCATTTACCTATTGATCCCGTTGACGTTCTTGACCGCTTGCGAGACTTTGCCGAACGAGGGCGGGGCGGCAGCGATACTTGACACCGCCGTGCCTGTTTCACGCGACCACGCCGAGGCCCTTGTCGGCGACGACGTGGACCGGATGCGGGCAACGGGGCTGGAACTCATCACGATTGTGAATTGTTGGCCCGATGGGTGCTGACACAGTTACCCCAAGCTGGGTAATTCCTGCGGGGGACCCTCGTTTGGGTCATTATTCCCTATTGATTGGATCGTGCGCTGACACCACAAGGCCCTTGGCTTTGTCAAACGTCATTGCTTGAATGCCACGCACTCCGCCAAAGTTTGCGCCGTATGCGTCGGGTGGACAAAACGCCCGCAGTGAGTAATGCGTCACGCCAGGCATATCCATGACCTTGAGCGTGTGAATGTGACCAGTCAGAATGACGCGGTATTTTGCACCAGACCAAAACGGGCATTTATCGGCGGCAATCATTGCAAGTTTTTCGGGCTTGGCTTTGTCGCCGTGGTGGGTAATGATAAGAACGTCGCCAAACGACTGCCAATATATCTCCGACTTGTCCCATTTAGGCAGGACGGGAAATTCTATGTGGTCTGTGTTGCGGTAGCGTTGCTTTAGCGCCGCTTTTAGGACGATGTGGGACGTTTCGTCGTGGTTGCCGCGTAGCACTAGCACCTTAACCTTAGCGTGCTTCTGAGCGACTAATTCAATCGCCCCGCTGATAGCCTCAATTGCAACATCAATAATCTTTTCAAAGCGCCCGTCTGCGTCTTGGTGGTGGCCGGACGCTGGCGTCTCGTTGAAGTGGTCGTTGACGTGGATCGTGTCACCGCCCAAGATAATCAGCGCCTCACTGCTATCTGGCGACCTTGCCATGACGGTTGTGATAGATTGCATCAAGTCGGACTTCATTAACTTGAGGTCGAAGTCCTGCCCGCGCGTTTCCCTGCCCCAAGCCATCATCCCAATGTGCATATCGTAAAGGGGGTAGACCGTCATATGGTCCCCGTCTAAGTTGACAGGCGGGGGAACTGCAAACGACTTGATGCTGCCAAATGCCTCGGCAATATTTTCAAGGATGCTTTTCTGTGCCGCCTCTGCGTCAACGGGCGCAGACCAGCGTGTCGTCCCTGTCTTGTTGCCCGTCGCGGGGTCATAGTTGTGGATCCACCCGCCCTTTGCCTCCGCGCCGTTTAGACCGGCGCTGTGCATGGCACTTTGTGCGCCTTCGGATAAATGCAGCCCGCGTTCTTTGGCTAATTTTAATCGGCTGCGGAATGTGCTTTCATGAATCCCAATCTCTTTTGCTGCGTTGGTCTTGTGTCCGTCGTTGCGCTCCAATGCGTTTAACGCTTCGATTGCAAGTGCGTCTGACATGGGGGGAGTTGCCACGCTTTGTCCTTCCAAGGTGTGCAAGCTGATGCGGTTGCATTTACCAAAAGAAAGGCAATCGGCTTGCGTTGGTTTTGTGTATCACGCAGTGGGTTGATTGTTAAGGGTTTTCAATTGAGCGGTATTCAACGGGGCGCAACGATAGTTCGGCGTCAGATATTCCGTGTTTCATTCCTGTTGACATCCCTATGTCCGTGTAAACAACCGTGGCATCGGCTACGATACCCCAAGCCAACCCTGCATCAATCCCCCATTGCCTTTCTTTAGGGTTCGTGTCGTCAAGAATGCCGGGCTGCGTGTAAAGCAAGTGCGACGCGATAGGGGCCTCCCCGCGCGACAGGCTGTCACGAACGCAAAGGCGCGCGTATGCTTCATTTGCTTCGACGTCACCCGCGTATGGGCTTTCTAGGATGACAAGTCTCATTAACCCTCACTCATTTCCGCCCCAAGGGCCATAATCTTTTCTACGTTGCGCCTCAAATCTTGCAGCGTGCCGTTGTTGTTTAGAAAATGCGTCGCGTCTTGTGCCGTGAGGTCCATACTTGATGCCGGCTCAGGTGGTAGGTGCAAAGACCGATCTACCCAAACAATTTTGTCAAACAAATGGCGTGTGGCTTCCAGCTCGTCGCGTCGCCGCATCCCGCAATAAATGTCATACCCCGCCGCAATCATTCCCGTTGCAGTGCGCGATTTGTCGGGTGTGTTATATTTTGCAATCATATCCGCCCACAATGCGCGGTGGTTCCCCCTGTCTGCGTAGCAAAGCGTTTTGTCAGTGTAATTCCAGACGCCCCAATCATCCCAGATCACTTCATTGCAGACAAAGTGAGACGACGATATAAATTTGCATTTGTAATCGTCGCGCAGGATTTCGCACACTGTATCTTTGCCATGCCTGCCGTGTCCAATGACAAGCAGCTTTTGCGTGTTCATGCCGCCTCACCGAATGCGTTGTAACACGCTATTTCAACCGCGTTCCGGAAGTCTTCAATCTCTCTGACTTGTGCGTGTTCGCTATGCCAGCGGGTTGTGTTGTAGGCGTCGCCAACCATTGCCATTGCAAGCTCGCTGCCTGCCGCAAGTTCGTAGGATTTTGACAGCGGGACGCCATTCTGCCGCGCTTCCATGATGGCTTCTGCAAGCCCGCCTAGTGTTG